CAACTGCCCAGACACTATCCGCATTCGTGTAAATAACATTTCTGACTATGAAATGGTATCAGGAGAAGCTGTGACAGAACAAGTTCAAACACCCGTGGCTCAGACAGCACTTGAAACTGAAGAACAGGCAATGACTCGTATCCGCGAGCGTTTTGAAATTCTTACAGACATGACAAAGGCCGCAACAGCAGGCGACATTCGTGCCATGATTGTGTCAGGTCCTCCGGGCGTGGGCAAGAGCTTTGGCGTGGAATTGGAAATTGACAAGGCCACCATGTTTGACAAGTTAGCGGGCAAACGACTTCGTGCAGAAGTTGTAAAAGGCTCAGCAACTCCAATTGGCCTGTATCAGACTCTTTACAAGTACTCAGATGAAAACTGTGTGCTGGTGTTTGATGACTGTGACTCAATCTTGTTGGATGACGTTGCACTGAACTTGCTGAAAGGTGCTCTTGACTCAGGCAAGAAGCGTAAGATTTCATGGTTAAGTGAATCTAGCAGCCTGCGTCGAGAAGGCATTCCAGACAGTTTTGAATTCAAAGGCAGTGTGATTTTTATTACCAACTTGAAGTTTGATAAAATGAAATCGCAGAAATTGCGAGATCACCTGGATGCATTGCAAAGTCGCTGCCATTACTTGGACTTGACGCTGGACACCATGCGTGACAAGATTCTGCGTATCAAGCAAATTGCCAGTGATGGCGTGTTGTTTGCAGACTACGACTTTGAGCAGTGCCAGCAAGACGAGATCATTGAGTTCATGAACACCAACCAGACTCGACTGCGTGAAATGAGCCTGCGTATGGCGCTGAAAGTAGCAGATTTGGTAAAGAGCTTTCCTGCAAAATGGCGCTTAATGGCAGAGACAACTTGCATGAAGCCAGCACAATGACATGAGTTTTTCTGGGTCTAGGTTGGCTCCTGCCCAGATTTCACAGTCGCCCCTAAAAAAGGCGACTGTTTTTTTGACTTCTTGACAACAGGTGTGTATAATTATATACATGCCCTTTTGCTTTTCTCCTTGGACCAATCTTGACATTAGCCCGCAAGGCGATATTGCACCTTGTTGCAAATTTATTATTGATCCGCAAGATCAATTCAATATCCAACGGGACTCCTTGGCCGATTACAGCAGCAGTGCCTTTTTGAAAGAAATCAAGCAGGATTTCTTAGCAGATCAGTGGCCCACGGGTTGTGTGCGGTGCCGCAAAGAAGAAGCCGACAATATAAAAAGCAAACGTCAACTGGATCATGACAGATGGGCAGAACACTATGCTCAGTATCAACTAGATAGCAATCAATGGATCACAGCCAGCATAGCATTCGGTAATACTTGTAATCTCAAATGCATCACATGCGGTCCTTACAGCAGCAGTCGATGGAATACTGAATCCAAACAAATATACGGAATTGATATTAAACATGTGAAATTTTATAGAGATGATTTTGTAGATAGCCTGATATCTCAGGCACCAGGAATTATACATCTAGACATACCCGGCGGCGAACCATTCCTAAGTGGAGTAGCAGAGCAAAAAATATTGTTGAAACACTATATTGATTCAGGACAAGCTGCTAATATCTCATTACACTATACTACCAATGTAACAATATTTCCCGATAGTGAATGGTGGGCAATATGGGCACACTTTAGAGAGATAGATATCCAACTCAGCATAGACGGAATAGGCAAAAGATACGAATACATAAGACATCCAGCAAATTGGTCTGATACATTGAACAATACCACAAGATATATACAAAAAGAACAAGAACTCAGCAATGTTAGACTCAGCGTAAGTCATACAGTAAGTGCTTATAATATCTATTATCTAGACGAATTCTTTTCTTGGTGTTACAATGTAGGATTACCCCGACCTTGGCTGGGAACTCTGCATAGTCCCGAGCACATGAGACCCACATCTTGGTCCTCTGAAGCAACTGAATTTATTATAAAACATCTGAGCAGCAGTAAACACAAAGATGTACATGTATGGATGGATGTTGTAATTAAACACAGCAATCCTGATAAATTTAACGAATTCTGCAAACGATTACACCAGCATGATCAATATCGCGGCACTGATTTTAAAACAACATTTCCTGAGTTAGCACCATACATATGAAACAATGCACCATAGTAATTCGAGATGAAGTCAACATCAAGATAGAAGGACTTGATCTGGATTGTCGCAAGGCTCTGGTCACGGCTTTCAAGTACGAGAATCCAGCAGCACGTTATCTGCCCGCGGTTCGCCTGGGAAGATGGGATGGCAAGATTGCCTACTTCCAGCTGGGTGGCAGCACCTATGTGAATCTCTTGCCGGAGATCATGCCCATACTTGACAAATTTGACTACAGCCCTGTGCTGGATGACCAACGTGAGTATACTACCACCTTTGACTTTGCAGCAGTGTCCGAGAATCATTACGGCCATGTGCTGTGGCCTCGGGCCCATCCAGCAGCAGGTCAGCCCATGGTGCTGCGTGATTATCAAGTGGAAATCATCAACAAGTTCCTGACCAATCCGCAGTGCATACAAGAAGTGGCCACAGGTGCAGGCAAGACCATTATTACAGCAGCACTAAGTGATGCAGTCAGTGCCTATGGTCGTTCAATTGTGATTGTGCCCAACAAGAGTCTGGTAACGCAAACCGAGGCGGACTACATCAACATGGGACTGGATGTGGGTGTGTATTTTGGCGATCGTAAAGAATACAATCGCCAGCATACTATATGCACCTGGCAGAGTCTCAACAACATGATGAAGCTGACCAAGACTGGCGAAGCAGAAATAACCATTCATGAATTCATACAAGATGTGGTGTGTGTGATTGTGGACGAGGTTCACATGGCCAAGGCTGATGCACTCAAGACCCTGCTGACCGGAGCCATGAGTCAGATTCCCTTAAGATGGGGGCTGACCGGGACAGTGCCAAAAGAACTGTTTGAAAGCCAGGCTCTGTTGGTCAGTCTAGGACCAGTGGTCAGTCGACTCAGTGCCAGCACCTTACAAGACGCAGGTGTTCTGGCACAGTGCCATGTGAACATTGTGCAACTGGTGGATCATGTGGAATACGCTGACTATCAAAGCGAGCTCAAATACTTGTTGGAGGAGTCCGGGCGACTGGACACCATGGCTGAACTAATACGCCGGGTAAACGAAACAGGCAACACTCTGGTGCTGGTGGACAGGACTGAATGCGGACGACAACTAGTAGAACGTCTGGGAGACAAAGCAGTATTTGTATCGGGTGCTACCAAGTCAAAAACCCGTCAGGACGAATACAATCAGGTAGCCGATGCCACGGACAAGATCATTGTGGCCACTTATGGTGTGGCTGCTGTGGGTATCAACATACCACGCATCTTTAATCTTGTGCTGGTAGAGCCAGGCAAGAGCTTTGTCAGAGTTATACAAAGTATTGGACGTGGTATTAGAAAAGCCGAAGACAAGGACCATGTGGAAATCTGGGACATCACCAGCACCTGCAAGTTTGCCAAACGTCACCTGACCAAGCGCAAACAGTTCTACCGAGAAGCCAACTATCCATTCTCAGCAGAGAAACTAGAGTGGATGAAGATCAAATAATGGTTGACTTTACTTTACAAATACTGTATTATTAACACATGAGAATTTTAACACTTGACAACAAACCCTACGATCTAGATCACTTGCCCGACGAAGTAGATGACATGCGTTTTGCCATCCTGGACAACAGCAACCCACAAGATCCAGATTATCACTACATTCCGCTGATATTTTTAGAAAGCTTCAGCGCACCTGCCCTGGTGCTGCAGATAGGTGATGCCAGAATCAAAATGCCCGTGGACTGGCAGATTCTAATTGGTGAACCTGACTTGGGAGATCTGGAAATGCTGCCCTTGACCAGTATCAATGATCGTGGTTTCAATGTGTTCCAGTTCAATCCTCTCAGCAGCTTTAGGCCCAGTTTTCCACCCATTGAGATCATTGACGTTTATCAAGAAGTGTCTTGGTATGCACCCAAACTCAAGAACGGACAGATGTTATGCGTACCTATCAACGATGCTGAACAACCCGACTGCGTTTACTTTGTAAAAGACGTTAGTCGCAACTGCGAAATAGTTGACTACAACAAGGCCTGGTAACTTATGTCCTACACAGAACCTGAAGTATTTGTAACAATCAATAGACTGGCTAGACTGTATCTGGAAAGTTATCCCGAAGACCGTGAAGGACTAGAACGATTCCTGCGTTGGGCACATGTTCAGTACGGGTATCAGTATGGGTAGCCTTGTGCCTGGTGTGCCTTTGATCTACGAGCGTGTGGACGGCACGGTGTACTCCAGACGTGCCGGCGAACTTGCTCGCACAGTGGTGGGCCATGATCATGATCCTAGAACCAGTGATAGCAGACCCTTGTATGATCATATACAGGAAGACAAGATGTGGGGTGAGATTCGGCGAACGGCCCGGACCAATCCCACTTTACAAGACGCTCTGGAACGTGCTATAATGATCTATCAACTGAGCAAGACCACATGAGTGATAAACTACACATTTCAAACGAGATGCGCCAACTGGACGTCAAGAACAGAAACTTCTATGATGAACTTGACTCAGATGAGCGCAAGAAATTCTCCACGTTTTTAATGTTGCGCTGGGGCTCAGCAGTAGATGGTGCTCAGGAACTGCAAGAATACTATGTGCAGAGCTGCAACCACTATCTCAACAAGCACTTTTTTGACATAGGCCGTCATCCCAAACTGCAATGGCTGTGTGCTACTGCAATGAGTCCGGGCATGGGCACAATGCGACATCCTTGGATTGCTCCCAAGAAAAAAGAAGCAGGACTCAGTGCCAAACGTAAAGCCTTGATGGAAATATATCCCACCTACAAAGACGACGAAATTGACGTAATGGCACAATTGGTTACACAAAAAGAACTAGATGTATACAATCGAGACTCGGGTAACACCAAAAAGTAATCAGCATGACCCATGTGTGTGAATACTGCAAAAAAGAGTTTGTGAGAGAAACATCTATACAGGCGCACATGTGCGAGCCCAAACGTCGACAACGCGAACGTGACGAGCCTGGGCCAAGACTGGGATTCCAAGCCTACATTCGCTTTTATGAAAGCCTGGCAGGATCAGCCAGAAACAAGTCACACGATACCTTTTGTGAAAGCAGTTATTATCGTGCGTTTGTGAAGTTTGGACACTACTGTGTGAACACTCGAGTGATCAATCCAGAAAGATTCATGGCTTGGCTGTTGAAACACAATCGCAAGATTGATCACTGGTGCAGCGACAAAGTATACACAGAGTATCTGGTGGATCATCTAAAGGTAGAAGCAGTGGATGATGCACTAGCCCGAGCCATAGAGTTTGGCATAGACTGGTCAGAAAAAAACTCTAGCCCTGCACATGATTGCATGAGATATGGCAACGCCAATGTGTTATGCTATGCTGTGACCGCAGGTAGAATAAGTGCCTGGGTAATTTACAATTCAGAATCCGGGCAGAAGTTCCTGAGCGAACTAGACACCACACAGGTTGCTATGATATGGCCCTATATTGACAGCGATGCCTGGCAAAAACGATTTCAGGATAGACCCCAGGATCAGGCCTATGCCAAGAATATTTTGAAACAAGCAGGATGGTAACATAATGATCACCAGCGTTTACTCCGCAAGCACATGGGTCACAGTATCAAACCCAATTGGAGCATCCATCAACAACAATACTCCTAGTGCAGGTCTGGTACGATACCATAACAGTCAAATGCAGGTGTATGATGGCTACACCTGGCTTACCATTGGCGGTGGCTCTAGTGTGGGTCTTACAGCCAATGCTGAAGAAGCACTGGCCTGGGCATGGCTAAAGATGATGCAAGAGAGAGCAGCCCAGGACCTGGCACAAAAGCATCCGGCTGTGGCCGATGCACTGGATGCTGTGCGTCTAGCTGAACAGCAATTGAAAACCGTTGTGGCCTTGTGTACAGTATGAGCGCAGACATTGACATTGACTTTGCTGATCGCGAACACATACTGAAACTGATTCAGCATACTCCTGCACGGCAGATCACAGATGGGCGACCTAGACGTCACAATTCAGGAGTGTATGTCACAGACATTCCGCAAGATCCTATCAATCACTGTGCTGCTATAGACTACGAGTCAGCAGAATCACGTGGCTACTTCAAACTGGACTTCTTGAACATGAGTGTGTATCAGTTGATTAAAAGTCCTGAGCACTATGAAACTGTGCTTGTGGCCACACCTCCTTGGGCAAGATTATGGCAAGATCCTGAATGGGCACGCCAGTTGGTTCATGTGGGCAATTATGGACATTTGCTGGAAACCATGAGGCCTGACAGCATACCCAGGATGGCTGCATTTATATCGATCATACGTCCGGGCAAGGCGCACCTGCAGAATCAAGCCTGGCCCACAGTGTTTGATTCAGTCTGGGATGGAGATACCAGCCGAGGATATACATTTAAAAAGGCGCATTCTATAGGTTACGGTGCTCTGGTAGCACTGCACATGAATCTGTTAGTCTAGGCGTCTCACAAGAGTAATTGATTTGCGTTTGCCCTTTCTGCGGGCAATGTCATTTAGACTGCACACAGGACCGTGCAGGATTTCCAGATCTTTGTTGACAAATGTGCGAAGGCACAGGCGAAATTCATCCCATTCCCCACGCAGGAATATGTTGATAGGAATGCTTCTGTTGCTTTCCCACCACCAGGTGTTGGCCAGATCAAGATAACGCCGTTTTTGTTCTGAATCTTTGACAGTTCCAAAGTCATAGATGGTTGTGATAACATCATCTCTGTTTTGCACAATCCCCACATATTCATTGCTGGCGTAAACGCACAAGGTAATAAACGGATATTTGTCAGCTAGTTTTTGAAATAAGTCTTTGCCCATATAGTATTAGTTTGGATATTTATACCAAGGCTCCTTAGGTAAATATTGTTTGGAGCGTCCTATGTATTCAACCCCTGTTTATCTTTATCA